ACTCCACGAATTGTCTTCTTATAATCAAATACTAGTTCGTCAACCATAAAGCATGTTGTAATAACATCTTTAAATGTTGAAGCAAAGATGGCTTGTGCAGATTTAATCTGTGTATCGAAGCCACCCATAAGGGCTTGAACGCCCTGTCCCGTAATAATTGAAGCATCAACGTTACCAGTTCTTGACTCTGGATAACGTGTACCAGTACGAAGTTCTTGCTGAAGTGTTTGCTGCTGGCTAAATGCACCTGCAGGAACAGGAAGTTCTACGCGGCGTACACCAGCAGGGTTGTTGGTACGGATAACTCCGTCGCCACCAAACTCAAACTCTTGTACATCGCTAGGCAAGACAATAGGTGACTGTACTGACTTCTCTGCTGCTTCCATTGCAAGTAATGCAAAACGATTGCGAAGCAACTGAATACCAAGTACATCATCAAACTGTCCACGCATTTGTCCATCAACAGATGGACGACGTGCAATGTGGACTAGCATCTTCTTAACTGGGTTTTCCGCCACAGACACAGCAAGGTTATTGCGGTCTGGGATATAAATAACAGACTGGTCTTTATCGTAATAACGAATGATTGTCAGTTCTGAATTCATATTCTGGTCATAACCATCGCGACCTAAAATCGCTTCTTCATGCTCAGGGAACTGAGCAATAATTTCGGCTATTGACATGCGGTATTTCTTAGCAAAGGCAATGCAACGCCCATAGCGGTCAAACTCTGGGTAAGCCCCCACTGGGTTTTCTATGCGAATACGTGGCAGCCCTGCTTCTTCGTCAAATTCAACAATGAACGGGACGAAACCAAATGTGATGTACCAGTCTGCGCCTGTATACATCTGTACTTGTAAATCTGAATTAATAAAATAGTTCGCAGCAATCTGAGTACGACGGTCTGCAAACTTACGTGGCTTATCTTCTGCTTGGTTAATTGCAGAGCAGTTGATGGCAGGAAGTGGTGCCATAACCTCAGATAGGTCACGGGCTACAATATCAATAAAGTTAGCAACAACGTTGGCATCAATACCATCTGGAAAAAAGTCTGGGTATAGCCCAGCAATGTTACCCTGACGCACAGCAAGAACGCTTTCGTGACGGCTATCGCGCTCACGCGACCTATCCTTTAGCGATTCTACTCGCGCAGCAATCTGCTTAATTGTTAACAAGGCTATTCCTATCCATACATATCCTGCCACTGCTCTTGATAGGCAGCGTCTAGGTTAACTGATTGTCTCTTTGACAGTTGAGCCTTGGTAGCCCAACGGTTTTCTTTATATCGGTTTGTAAATGATGCAGCCTGCATAAGTTCTTGCACACGCAAGACTGCAAACCACAAAGCCATAACACAGTCAGTCTTACCCTTAGTGTTTGGTCTCCACGTCATTAACTGTTGGAGCAAGGCTTTCATACCTTCTGAACCATCGGTTGAAGGAAATTCAATTGAGTTGTTCTTCTGAAACTTACCCTCTCGGACTGTGCCAAAGAAGTTAGACATAGAAGCAACGCCAATGTTTGTGTCCCATTTGTTCTTACCAGTAAAGTGTGGCTTTAAATTGCAGCCATACTGAGCAAGCCAGTTACGCAAATCATCATCTAGGGCATAACCCTTCTGGTGTGCGTTAATTTCTACACGCAATTCATTAGGTCGGTATCTTTCAACCAACTCTTCAATGGTATTGCGAATCTTTTGCGGGGTAGGTTCGCCCATGTTGATGCAGTCAAGAACATATATACGACCATCGAGGGCGTTGTAGTTAATAACCACAAAAGCAGAGTGGCCTGCCATAGCAGGGTCAAAGCCAATGATGGTATAACCACGCACTTGGGCAGGATGTCCTGGCTTATCTGGGTCAAGTGGTCCGCGCTTACGCATTCCATTTACACAACCTTGTACCAGAGGAGCAGCAAAAATAGAATCTTCTGCTATGTCTTCCTGCTGGTAGACCAGCGCCCAGGTAGAGGCGGTAACTTCACCGCGTCGTTTGTGAAGGGCTGGCCCGTCCCATTTAGGATATAAACCTTCTTCATCTGGAGTATCATCGTCTCCATCCCAAGGGATGTCAGACTTAGGCCAGAGTGTAACCCAATCTTCTTTCTTTTCTTTATACTCTAAAACCGCAGGCATTCCCATATAGGTAAATGGGCTCTTTCCGTTTGACCAATACTTCGGGTCACGCAGTTCTTTATAAAAGTCAGTAGGTGCAATACGGGTTCCTACGATAAGGAGTTTACCGTTCTTGCCCAGACGGGTAATAACTTCCTTCTGCAGCCAGTTGATTTGCTTCTCATACTCATGGGCGTTGGAAGTGGTAATGCAGTCGTCTAGGATAATCAGGTCAGCACGAGCACCGTAAATCTGACCGCCCATACCAAGGGCTTGAATGGTTGGGTCTTTCTCACTTGAATCACGCGCATCGCCACCAAGGTAGACGGTATCTACACGCCAGGTATCTGAGTCTGCTTTCCAACCCCCTTCAGGACCAAAGGTGTTTTGCATCTTTTGGTAACGGGGGTGAGACAATCTCTGCTTAACAGAGTATACGAACTCGCGTGCTTTGTTCAACGTCTTAGAAACCACAATGATGCGGACGTTCGAGTTGATGGCGATACGATAGGTTGAATAGTTCACTGTAACCACAGTGGACTTGGCATGCTCTGGAGGTACATTGACCAGCATACGGGTGGCATCCCCTGGGTCATAGGTCATAGAGGGGTGGAGCCAAGAAGGTTCATCGCCTTCTATCAAATCAATCCAGTCCTGATGATGGGGAAATACTTTAGAACCTAAGTATAGTTCCGAGAACTGAGCAAAGGTAATCTCATCCTTGGGGATACCAAGGGCCATTAGGGAATTGGACTTAGAGTCTATCTTAGCCTGTTCTAAACGGCGAGCAAAGTCGGCATCTCGAAGAATCCATACTCGCGCCGTATCGGGCTTCTTGCCCACCTTAGCCATAGCATTTGCCAAGGACATTCCCTCAGATACCAGGTCAAGCACCTGCTGCTTATCGGCAGCCGACTTCTGGGTCTTGGCGTTATCAGGCCCCTTTATAAACGTCATTTCATCCCCTAGTTTTGGACAGAGTACACCTGCCTTGTAACAGATTATTACAGACTATTGTAACAGGATGAGTAAGGCTATAAAAAGACTTACGAATCTATTTTACTGTCTACTATATATTAATCCGTTCAAACAGGTCAAACGAACATTTAGGATAGAAATATATTAAAAGACCTGTTCAGAAGGGGGGTACTATTGTACAGAAATATTTTTGGTAGAGATACTCTACTATAGTCAGAAACAAATTAAACAATCTGGGGTCTAATCGACCCACAGATAGTTCAATACTGCCGTGCAGTAGTACTATAGTCTGGATTGCTGAGCAGACAGCAGTCTAGGCCGCAGTAAAACAATATGTCTGCGTCCCAGTTTAAATGCATATATAGACTGCGACTGCATAACTGACAGGCTACCCCAATACAATTGGGAAGTATCCCAAACCCTCAGCCTGCCGATGGCTAATGACTTAAATTTTCCGCTTAGCAAAAGATGTTAGCCAGCAGTGCAAGGCACTGACTGCCTAACTGCTAAGCGGGTTGTGTAATCTGGTGCGTCTGAAGCCGCACAGCAGATTACCTACCACCACACACAGTCTTCTAGTTGCGCTATTGGCAGAATTGCCAGCCTATTGCTGGACTAATTCTACCAATGCAGCAACTGACCGTATCACACTCAGTCAAACTGGCTAGACAGGGGCATACCCTGCCAATCGATTCCCGCATTACCATGCTTGGCCGCGTCTAAAGACCGCGCCCGAATCTTCATAAGCGGCAGGGCTTATCTATGCCCCAAACTACGTCTATCCAGTTCTGCGCCCAGCATTTCATGCGGGGGCTTGCTCGGCCCTCGCCGAGTGACAGGTGTGATTCGGACGCGAAGACTCCGTGTGGGGTTGATATTACTACGAAAGGATATACAGATGAAAGAAGTACAGTACACAGAAGCAGATTCACTCACAGTAACTAACACCTGCCCTGAATGTATCGCACAAGAACAACTATGTACCGAATGCGTAGATACAGCCGATGCCCGACTTACCGACAAGGCATACGGCTTAGTAGATGAAGGCAACCTTCAATACAAGTACCAATGGCTACTCGTTACAGAACCAAGTGGTCATGACTGGACAGACCGAGATAGCGAATTCAAGGAGCCAATCGTACTACTACAGGACGGTGGAGTGTATGAGGAACTATGGGAGTTGGACGATATGCGCCAGCGTTCACGAGAGACTGAGTGCCAATGGTGCCATATGATGACAGTCAAGATATACAACGACTGCCAATCCTGCGACAAACCACTAGAAACAAACGTAAGATAAAGAAGGCAGATAGTCCCCCTGCGCCTTGCGACAGGGGGCTATCAGCCCAAAGCACGTAATCAACTAACTAACAAGGAGAAGGTAATGAAGAACGAAATCACAGTAACAGGTACAATCAAGAACATCAAGACATACACCAATGACCGCGGAACAATGCTCACAGGTTGGTTCGACCAGCGTGACATATCCCGTACATCAGATGGAACAGCAGACCGCACAGTATATGTAGTCGGTATGAATATCGTAGCCCTTGACGACTCAACAGTTGGAGACATCATCGGTGCAAGCAAAGCAGGAACAGAAGTAACACTACCAATCACAGTAACTGGACGAATGGTGACTCGCTTTGACCGCCGTCCAGGAATCGCTCAGAAAGACCAGCGACCACCAGTACTACAGTTAGAAGTACATTCGGTAGAAGTTCACGCATAAAAGACGGGAAGGTGGGTGGCTCAGGCAGTCACTCACCTTCCCCTTTTTTTGTGCGCGGGGAAACCCGTATACGTACAGACTAATGTGAGTCCATCAATTATAATATTACAAGGAGAGTATATTATGTATCTATCTATTGCTGAAGCAATCTTCCTAATGGTATGTGCATCCATCATGGGAGTCATGCTGCTACTGCTATTTGTAGCCAACCATTTACTACTTAAAAAGAACAGACAGTTCTTGCAAACAATTAGAAACAAAAACAAATACTGCAGAGACAACCATGTGGAGGTACCTTTCTAATGGGAAGCCAACTAGCACAAGAGATATCAGAATTTGATATGCCATTACGCAATCAAATAGAAATACATTTAGTCAGTAACTTCTATCCACCAATACCAAGATTCATGGCGCAGACATGTGTAGATGCGCTCAATGCATACTGGGAAGAAGAGACAGACCGCATGATTGATATGCCAAAAGGAGTATCATATAAAGGCTCGACTTCTGCACCAGCGTGGGCAATCGTCGAGCAGCACAGACTATGGCCTTGGCTACAAGAAGAAGAGGACTATTATGAATAAGTATTATTCAACTGACCTTACTATCCCTATTATAGAGATAGTTGCTGAGACTAAAGAACAAGCCGAAGCAATTGTTCAAACATTCATAGATGAAATCTCATCAGTTATGGAATTAAAAATCCATTGGGAAGAATGTGACTGGGAAATCAAAGAGAATATACTTGATGAAAAAGAAGGGATATGGGTTGAACAATGAGTGAACCAAGATGGCTAGAAGGAGATGATGTAGCACTTAAAGACGAGTGTGAGTTCTGCGGCAACTTTATATTCGCATGTGAATGTAATGAACCAGACCCAGACTATGCTCATGATACACGCTTTGATGATTAGGAGAATACATGAATCCGCAGATAAGAAAGTATCAAGCAATGATAATGACAGCATTGCTTACATTTGCAAGCATGATTGGTATACCACTTAAAGGATATATCAAGCAAGTACATGAAGAAATAAAAGCAAACCCAACTTATATCCAAGTCAAGACTCCCATCTATTGGACTGCACGTATGTCCAAGACATATGCCCGTGGCTTTATGGCTATGGAATATCCATCATGGGGTAGGGCTGAATGGAAAGCGCTATCCAAACTATGGGGTAAAGAGTCAGCCTGGAATCACCTAGCAGACAATCCTGATTCCAGTGCTTATGGCATAGCACAAGTTCTAAAAACTAAACCTGGAACCCCAGCCCCTCTCCAGATTGAGAAGGGGCTGGAGTATATAGCCCACCGATATGAACGGCCATCGGTTGCATGGTCACATTGGAGAAAGCATGGATGGTATTAGTATGAAATCATTTTATATTATACAATGTGAGATAGAAGTCGAAGCATCAGATGATGATATGGCTTTGTCACTACTGCAAGACACAATAGGTTTCAGCGGATTCAAAATGGTCGGCTGGATAAACACAACACTATCAGAAAGAGAGAGCACAAATGACACTAACAATGACAATCAATGACCACCTAGTAGAACTAGGTACACTAGTAGGCAATGAAGACAGAGCAGCACAACGAGTAGGCGCACGTCTAGTTGAAGAGTTCTTTGCATCAGAATCTGATAAGCAAAGCGATGAAGTTGTAGTCAATGTATTATATTATCTAACAGATATACAGGTACGTGACTATGCATTGGGATTGCTTAACCCAGCAGACCCA